TCTACTGACGGGCTACTCTTGGGGAGTAGAGCAGCCCGTTGCTTTTCTAACTTGGATTCAGTATCAATAGTGTTTAGTATTTGTCTTGACTTAGCCATTTATTAACCTGCAGCTATAGCAGTGGATTCGGTTATTTCACAAGCTCCACCAGCACAAGCTAACTCACCTGTTAAATCAGTATTATCCATCAACTCAACTACTTGTGATACATCAACCTCTTTTAGTGTTGACACTAGTTCGGTAAACTGTGTCTCATCAATATCCTCAAAAGGTAGTTGAGTATAAGTTGAATCAGCGGCAAAGTATGGTAAAACAGAAAGTCCGTTATAAAACTCCTTGTTATCCCACATCCACTTACCGACTAAATCCCATTCATCTTCTTTAACAGAAACAGTGCAAGATACATTGTGAGTGTTATTACCTGCAACATGACCATTAGCAATCCATCGTTGATAAATGTCTTTCACTCTATCCAACAACTCTATTGATGTTTCATGTCGTAGAATACCACCATCTTCTGCCTTCTGTGGAATAGAAATGACGGCCTGTGTTTCTGGTTTGAAGAAATCATCTTCTACTAGTTCGGGGTGGTTGAGTAACAAGTATGTATAAATTGCTTCGTTCTTACCAACACGGATACGTCTAATGTAATAATCATTGTGCCAAGCATGGACACCACTTGAAGTTCCTAATACACAAGATGTAGTGCCACTAGGTTTGACCGTAGTTACTCTGGCAGCAGGGTTGACACCCAACTCATTAGCATAATACTTATTTGTATCAACAGCAAGTTTAGCAGCTTCTTCCAAGTCTAGCTTCTGTACCTTACCACTACCAATACCTGTCATACCCAAACCAAGTAGTGCATCTTTTTCTGTTGTCCTACGCCACACATCTCTTAGGTAATGAAAGTTTGTATAAGCGGCCTGTAGTGTGCCTATCAAAGCGGCAGCAGAAACTCTGTTGTTTAACTCTTCTTGTGTTTCTACATCACTTACATTTATCTCACAAAGGTTACAAAATTGAAAAGGTCGTAGGGCAATCTCAGCACAAGGGTTAGTTCCCCAATCTTGGTCATTAGTAAAATAAATGCCTGGCTCCCCAGCTCCACTGGCCTTTACCTTTTCCCAAATATCAAAGAAGTCACTTTCTTTTACTCTATGTCTTACGACCACGGCAGAGTTGTTTGCTCTTGCTCTTTGTGGTTCTGTTTCCCACCAATTACCAAACTTACATTGTAGCATATCTTTATCATCAAGAGAGAATAAACTGATAGTAGCACTTCTACGAATACCACCAGACAACACGGCATCAGCAATCCAACAAACAATGTCATGTACTTCTAGTGTAGTAAGCTGGTCACCGTTTTGCTTTCTGTTAAAAATTCTACGAATGTTATGGACACAATCTCTGAGGGGTTCTGGTCCTGGCGCTTTGCCTCCACTTGTTACTAGTAGAGCACCTTTTGGTCTAATACCACTAAAATCAAAATCGGGGTCTGGTTTTCCAAGAAAGTAGGCTTTCATCAACATCTTTATACAATCAGCCCAACCTTCAATACTATCACCGACTAAGTATCTTCGCTTCTTCGTAGGAATAGTAATAGATGGTAGTTTTTCTACATGATGTTTTTGAACAGAGTATCCTACACCTGTTCCACCTAATAGTAAAAACATTACTTCACTAAAAGCTCTGTAGTCATCAATAGGCAAATAGGCACAATTATAGATTCTTGTAGGTGTTTGAGAGATTGCGGCACCAGCAAACTGCAATGACCTCATAGACGGTAAGACCTGTTTATTGTATACAAACTCATAAGCCTTTTCTATATTAGACTTGAGTTTAGGAAAATTACTTACGTGCATTTCCTTATTACGAGTGATTAATTCTTCCCACGTTTCCCTTCTTTGTTTGTCTGGAATATACCGAGCATACTTCATATGCACAGTAATCTCAGATAATATTTGTTGAGTTATGTCCAATGTTAGTCTCCGTCATTTGATTGTTGTACGTTCTTAGCTGATTGATAACCGTCCTTAAAAAAACCTGCACCAAACTTGATGCCAGGCGCTGTGTAATGTCTTCTTACATTTTTTGTTGATTTACACTTTGGGCAAACTTGTTTGTTGTATTTGTCGTAATCTCTGATAGATGTCTGTATCTCAAAGATTTCTTCACAACTCTCACATATAAAATCATAGGTTGGCATTACTTACTTTTTTCTCCAATCTTTTCAACACGGTGTATAAACTCTGTATTACCGTTGTCGTATGCCAACAAAACTTCATACTCAACTTCCTCATTAGTGTGAAGTCTTTCTCTCTCTATCATTTCATTTGCCATTCTAATTACATCATCTCGTTTTGATTTTGACCGTGATGTGGAGTAAACATTTCTGATGTTTATATCAGCGTTACCCCATCGGTGTGTTCTTGTTATTGTAAACCTATCCATTTACCCCGTCCTTATATGTTCTGTAAAGTGAACCAATCTTGTTCTCGTTAGTACCATTCAATAGATTACTAAGTTTATCGGTTGTCGTAAAACCTGTTGGTACATTTTCGTTTAGGTCAATGAAACTTCTATCAGGCTTCATGTCAATGTTGAAGTTGACATTGGCTTGTCCCATACGATTCTTACCAATGTGAAACTTACGTTGTGAGAATGTTCCAAAGAAATCAACTACGTGTGCCTTGTTGATTGCTTCACCAACCTTATCAATGGTAATAACGTCATCATTGAAACCTTCACGATTACTTTGTGTTGCTGTCCAAATAGGTTTCTTTATCTCCATAGACAAAGCTCTAAGGTCTTCAAAGATACTCTCCAATTCAAATCTCTTTTGTTCATAACCTCTACGTGACTTCATCAAATCACCATAGTCAATAATGATAAGGTCTGGCTCAATGTCATTAGAAATCAAACGACCAATGTGAAACTTGATTGTATTGATAGTGGCAACCTTTGGTGGATACTCTTTAATAAACAATTTACCACCAGAGAATCTTTGCATCTGATTAGCGGCTTCTGATTGTCTTGAGATAAGTTCCTTAGTTGGGATACCAGTGATACGACTATCATAACGATTACCAACGTGTGATTCAGAAAGTTCAAACGTGTAGTGAACAACATTCTTACCGGCAGCCAAAGCACCATAACCAAAGTTGACTAACATAAAACTCTTACCACCACCTGTTGGTGCCATCACAACACCTAACTCACCAGCAGCCAATCCACCATCTAAAATGTTCTCTTGGTCTAACAATGGAAAACCAGTAGGTATAGTTTGTCTTGTGTGAATTTGTCTACGTGATTCAAAACTATCAAAGAAGTCTTGACCTAAATCTTGTTCGGTATTTATCTTCAAACTATTCTCAATAGTGCTTTGTATTTCTTCATAACGACCTTCCTTGAGAAGATCAACAGACTTTAGGATAGCCTGTTTCATACTCATGTTCTTACAAAACTCTATTGACTTGTCCTTAGCATATTCTATCTCTTGACGATTGACTCTTGTCTGAATGTCAAGCAATACTTCAATAGTGTCTTCTTTCAATGCCCCATCTGGCATTGTTGATATTTCCACCTTTACTGTTTCATATGATGGTGGAGTGTTATACTTGTTGAATAACTTTCTTATCTCTGTCCATAGTGTTTTGTGAGCATCACTAGTAAAGTAATCATCCTTCAATGTTTCAAATGACTTCTCAAAGAAAACACGGTCAGTGATAAGACCTTGCAATACGCAATTTTGAAAACCAATTCCAAAAGACTCAAATGTATCAGTATTGTTAGACACCTAAATATCTCCTTAGTTTTTCAAGATGGAAAATGATGCTACCCAATTGTCCAAGTTTGATGGACTTACGTTTTCGTTTAGTAGGTTAATACGAAACTTGTAAGAATTAAACTTGGGTGTATCTCTTTTGTAAGAATTATCTATAGCATTAATGGCTGTCATAGATATTTCTAACTCTTGTAGTTGGACGATACTATAGTTCAACTTAATCAACTTTTCATTCTCAATATACTTTTGATATTTCTTCTCACTACGACCTTTTGCCCAATCTATAAACTCACCTGCATCATAACCTTTATTATCCCACAGAAGATGTATTTGATTACGGGCTGTTTTCTCACCGATACCTTTTACACCTTGTATGTTATCACTCTTGTCGCCAACAACGGCCTTGAGTAAGGCATAGTTTGGTGGGTGAATGTTTTCTTTTTGATGCATCCACTCTAAGTCGATAAACTCACCTTGTTTGTTGGTCTTTGTTTTTACTGGTCTGAATACACTAGTATTCTCATCTACTAATTGTAAGTAATCTCTATCAGTGCTAACGATAATCTTCTTGCGGTCTCTGATAGTGTTCTTACACATATAAGCAATAACATCATCAGCCTCTAAGTATTGAACTGCTACTTGTTTCAATGGTAGAAACTCCATAGCCTCTTTTAGAGCACCAAGTTGTCTGGCAAACGCTTCCTTCTCTGTCTCGTCTGATGTCTCAAACCCCCTTCTCATCCCAACCATTTTACGACCACGTTTGTAGTCCTCTAACTTCTTTCTTCGTTTCTGAGAGGAGCCAGCACCTTCCCAAGCGATTATACACTCACTTGGTGAAAACTTGTTGATGTAACTTTGAAGTGCATTTAGACTTCCATAAAAACCACCTACGTGTTCACCATCATCATTGGTCAATGGTATTGATGAAAAACAACGACAATAAAGATTGAGTAAATCAATCAACAATACAGGCTTATCGGACACTTGTTGCTCCTTATAATAGGGTAAAGTTAAAACCATTAGATGTAGTGTAGTAGCACTTTTTGACACCGTAGTCTTTCATTATCTTATAACAAGACTTACATGGGTGTGCTGGTTTGAGTAAACCGTTTCTATCTTCTCGGTAGACATACATTGTTGACCCTTGCAGATTGTCCTCGTATCGGTAGGGGTTTACCTTCAAGAGCACATCTAACTCAGCATGGATACTGTGTGCAAAAAAGTCATAATGTTTTCTAAGCATAGGGTGGCTTTTATCTTTATTACACCCTACGAAAGTCTTACCATTTTTAAGAATTAAAACTGTACCAAACCTAGTATGATGCATACTTTTCAAGCACTCATTACGAGCAATACGAAACCATTTATGTTTCGTAACTTCTTGTACTGCACTATTCATTTTAACCTTTGGTAGAATAAATATAAACTAGAATTTTTTGGAAAAATGACTATCAATCAAAAAAATTTAAAATCATTTTTAGGAATCTTTTTTAAAGATATTTTTTATGGCAAGTATGAAGAACCAGATGATTGTCCACTGCCACCAAAGTATGGTAGGTAGTCCAAGTGGCGCTATGCCGACATTCCATAGATAAGAAAATATCCATGAAATGCCGACAACCAAAGCACCAAAACCTACAAATATAGACAAACAAATTACACAAAGTATTAAGATACCACTGTTAGAGTTTTCTATCTTTTCAGCGACTTGGTTTTGTATGTCTTCTGGTGTAAGTTTTGCGACCATTATATTTCTTCTTCTGGCTGTAATTCTTCGGTGGTTATTTCTTCTTCTCTCTTGTCGGGGTCTTGTTCAATGACAAGAGACTTCTTCACAAGAGCTTTACAATAAGTATGGGCTTCACTATTTTCTGGTTTACGAATCCATTCTACAAACTTACGATTTTGGAACTCGTATACTTCACCCGTATCCTTATTGGTAATAGATGATTTTTGTTGTGAAATCTTTTCAGCATGGCCAGCCTTCAGAAGTATGTCTAACCAACTTTCTTCATCTATCAAACCTTTTGTAAAATACATCTTCAATTCTGCTTCACGGTGAGGCGGCCCCATTCTGTTCTTGATGAGTTTTGGTTTGATACCGACACCAATAACATCTTTACCAGCTTTGACCTTACCACCACTGTACAACTTCATACGAACTGAAGAAAAGAATGGAATAGCCTTACCGCCTGGCGTTGTTGTATCGTCACCAAAGAATACACCAATCTTTTGTCTCACTTGATTTAGAAACACAAGAGCAACTCTTTGTTGACCAATAAAACGAATAGACTTTCTAAGACCTTGACCAATCATACGAGCGTGCATTCCAATTGTAGATTCACCATACTCGTTTTGTAACTCAACGTCAGTAGATGTGCCAGCTACACTATCCCACACTATACAACATAGTTTGTCGGGTTCGTTTTCTCTAATCTTACGAATAATATCTTCAATAGCTTGAAATACCTTTTCTACTGACTCTACTTGAATATAAACAAGTGAACCTTCTGGATAAGGTTTCAAACCAAGTAAGTTTAGGAAATCTTCATTACAAGCATTCTCTGTATCAATCAATACAGGAACACCACCTTTGTCTTGACAATCTTTAAGAATCAAATACGACAACAAGGATTTACCTGTAGCCGCCTCACCAGATATTTCGGTGAGGCGACCAACTGGTATGCCCCCATCGGCATTTTCATCATTAGAGATGATTGTGTCTAAAACTGTAGAACCAGTAGATAACCACTCCTTTACTTCGGGTGGACTATCACCCTTACCAAGAATATAGGCTACATCACCAAGTTTCTTGTTAAGACTCTCTACAAGTATTTCATTTAGAACTGAATCCTTCTGTATAGAAGATTCAGATGATTTTATTTTCTTTCTGGCCATTACTTAAAGTCAATGTCCTTACCTTTACCACCAAGCAAACCATCAAAAGCAGCATCAATCTTTTTACTGGTCTTATCTTCCTCAGCGGCAACGGTAGTGGTAGAACCATTACCAAAGTCACGGGTAGAACCAGCAGATGAATCAGAATCATCAGCGTTAGGGTTGATGTGCTTGTCAAGAGCAATCTTCATCTCTTCAGCAGGGCTGTAGTCGAAGAGTGTCTCAACAGGCGTAACACTATCAATGATAGTTTCAATCTCACTCTTTGAACCAGCCAAAGGGGTAGGCTTAAGAGCGGTAGTGATGGTGGTAGGCATCAACCAACCATTGAAGCCTGGCTCAACTGTAACCATCAAGTCCAAACCCTCATTGGGGTCAGTGATGTCAACATTCTGACGCAAGCCACTACGAACATGATTTAGAACTTCCTTGTAGGTAGTGCGAGGTGAAATACTCCACCAACGAATACCCTTATCTTCTTGACCACGAACCACGATAGGAACGTAAACACGAAGTGTAGGAGCCATTGTCTTAAACATCTCCTTGAATGACTCATCGTTGGTCTTTGTATACTCGTTCCAACAAGTAGTAGCGAAATCACAAATAGGGTCAGGCTCACCCTTCATCTTATTGGGGCACAAGAAAGTCCGTCCACCAATACGAAAGTGAAACCACAACTCTCTGAAAGGCATCTCCAAATCTTCCTTGTAAGGAGCGATACGAATCTGATGTTCTCCCTCTTCAAGTTTAACCAAAGCATCTTGGTTCTGATTAGAGCTACCGCCTTTGTTATCAAGGCGATCCAAAGCATTGTTGATTTTGTCCAAACTAATAGGCATAAGTTATATCTCCTTTGCCATAATGAAACTGCATGATGGGGTTTGTTTATCATAATAATAAACTATACACATAATATAAACAACTTTTTCTATTTTGTCAAGCACTTTTTTTCTTCAAAACAATCACACGATTCACCACATGATTGAAATGGTTTATCTCTAAATCTTGATAATAATATAAGTAATAAGGTAGGAATTGTCAAGCATAAAATGCATGCTATAGCAATTTTTATTTCAACACCAACCAATGGGTTCATCCTCTTCACTCTTTTGCTCTTTTTTGCCCAAAAGAGCAAGAGCAATAAAGAGCAAAGGTGATAATAACAAGATTAGCATTTTAGTTTTGGAAAATGGTTTCTTCCCAAATTTGAGATGTTTTAGGATAGATTTGATGTAGGACGTGCCTGACCGCCTTGGCATATTCTCTTATCTCCCACTGAGAGTCTGGTTTATCTCTCAATTCAACAAAGTTCATTAAGGCTTGAAATGATGCTGTCCAGATAACTTCTGTATACTGTGACAACGGCAACATAACTCTTGCTTGTTCTTTTGCTACTCCGAGTTTTAGTAACTCTTCATAATTATGTTTGATTAGTTTTATCGCAGTTTCGTATCTTTCATGGGCTTCTTCTTGTAAAGGGATTTCACCCACGCTCGCCTGCTTAGAGTCTGGTGATTGTTGTCGCCAGACTTCGGGAAAATAATATTCCTCAACTGGCACATAGCGGCCACTAATTTCATTCCAAGCATGATCTTTTGTAGAGTGTGATGATGACGTTTCAATTCCAACTACGTGCTTATACGCCTGTCTCATAACGAACTCTGGCGCTTTTATATGTAGTTGAACTATAAGATGCCTAAACGGTGAGAAGTGTTTGTGTTTAGCGAGGTACTTAACGAGCTTTTCATCTGATTTGTCATATGTTTCTTTTCTCTTTCCAAAGGATACACGGGCAGAATTTACTACTGTTAAATCTGTACCGCAAAAATCTAA